CAGGTCATCGAACTCCACACGTGTACGATTACGAAACACGATACGATATCTATGACGAGGGTACTCCCACCCTGCGTTACGTTGTTCATAGCCACTACCTAACTCAATGACTTCGGTGCGCCACATAGGGCCACCAATAGCGCCTTCACTAAGGTTGAGCGGGAAACGTACATTGAGGAACGCCATAATCAATTGTTCCTATCCATTGAGTAGTCAATAGATCGACCAGCTTGTTTTGCCATCTGTTGTTGCGTACGGTTGTCGATGTTGCCTTGGACATAGAAATTGTTAATGACAGTTGAACTACCGCGCCCACCGAACGAACCGTTGGGCATTATCATTCCACCGGTCTTAGGAACAAATAGCTCTGGCCCCTTTTCACCTACAATGAACGGATCACCAGATGATGCATGTGCCCCATCTGCCGCAAACGCCAAACCAAACAGATCAGTGATAGAAGTACCGGCGGTTGCAGGAGCACCCCCACCCCCACCACCGAATATCTTCGACATGATTGAACCGAAGCCACCGGCGCCTTCGAACCCAACAGCTCCGAGAATCTTTTTAGAAATCTCCTGCGATGCGAGTCTATTTGTCTCTGTAAGAATTGTCTTCGCCAAACGCTCAAACGCTTTGCCAACGTTATCTATATCTTCTACAGCCTCAGCAAGGAAGTCGCCGAGTGCAGTCTCACCTATCTGATCAAAGCGTTCCTTAAGAAGATCACTCGACCCTTCAAGCTTCTCAACTTCAACGCGGAACTGCTCGGCCTGTAGTTGTAGGTTTTTGATACCAGAATCTTTTCCGGCTTTATCGAGCGCATCAGCTACAGAGTTAAGGCTACGCGCTGCTTCTTGCCTCGCAGCGCTAGTGCGCCGCATAGCTTCTAGTTCAGAGATTGATCCTGTACGCAGTGTGTTCTGTATGCGCTCTTCTTCCAATGCAAGACGCGCTGTAATGTCTGTGCCTTTTTCACGTGTGTCGTTGAACCGTGCCTGCGCTACCTGACCAGCTTCAACAGCCTTCAACTTCGAAGCTGCATCTGGGTCGTTAGACAGACGCGCGCGTAAGGTACGGTTACGCGCCTCTTGTCGTATAGCTATTGCATCACCAGTTCGACCTTCGATATCGGCAAGCTGTGCATCTAGTTCACGAACAGCATCCGCGTATTCACGGGTAGATTTCGCAGCCGATAGGTTGTTGTCTACTACGAAACGGCTGAATTCTTCTTGTGATTTGTTGAGACGCTCTTGTGCGTCCTCTAACTCACTGACCGCTTTATGGCGTTCAGCCGTACCCGGTTTCGTCTTCCCTACCGCTTCTTCACGTAGCTTGATCTCAAGCGCAGTGGCTTGTACCTGCTTTGCTAGTGCCTCGCTCTGAATGGCCTCACGCGTATCCCAATACGTTGTCTCAGCTACGAGACCATCATTGTAGAACACTTCAAGTATACGAAGACGATCCGACGCTAGCTGTTTAGCGTCATCGATCTCACGCTTCGCACGTTGTTCTTCCAACTTAGCCAAGGCTTCTGCCGCTTTTTTAGCGGTATCATCCAAACCACTGGCGTCTATTGCTTTCGGTGGCTCAGTGAGTTCTGGTACATCACGTTGCCTAGCTGCGAGTATAGCGTTCAGCCCACGCTGTTCAGCCTCCAACTCTTTGATCCGCGCTTGGCGTATAGCACGCGCACCCTGTTTGGCAGCCGTCACCAACGGCGAGAACGAAATAGCAGACCCTGCTTCTTTTTCTTTTTGTCTCAGTTCATCTAACTCTTTACCAATAGCCTGTAGGCGTTCCGATGTTTGAGTAACTCCACCACCTAACGCAGCCATCACGCCTTCGAATAGGCCACCGGCTTTGCGCGCATCGTTGAACGTCTGAACCAAGTTGGTTAGTGCTGGTACCAAAAAATTCCCTATAGAAACACCGAGGTCAGTGGCTGATACCTTCATCTTGCCGAATTCTTTTTGTAACTTCTCAGCAGCAGCCGCTTGTTCTGTAGTGACTCGCACTGCACCGAGTCCCTGCTCAGCGAGATCTTTTAAGAACGGTAACTGTTCCGCAGCAGAACGCCCTAGAAGCTTCGTCGCCAACGCTAGCGCCGTGGTGTTATCTTCAGCAGTAGCAACCTTAGTAGCTACTTCAAGGAACAACGAATCTAGGTTACGGCTTTTCAGATCATCAATACTGATACCGAACGCCTCGAACGTTTTAGCAATTTCGGTATTCCCTGTCTTCGCTTCACCGATGTTCTTTGCAAACTTGCTAGCCGAACCTGCAACAGAATCAAGCGAATGCCCACCAACAATGGCAACTCGTTCAAGTTGTGACAGAAACTCAACAGTCAATCCGGTCGATTCGGACAGATCGTCCAACGCAGCCACTGCATTGATAGACGCTGTACCAAACAAGCCGAGCGACGCTACACCTAGGCCGGCGCCGAGCGCCCCAAACCGTAACCCTACCGCTGCAACAGAAGAATCAAGTTTTGAAAGACCGGTAGTTACGCTACGAAATGCCTGCTGTGTAAGATCAACAGCAGATATTCGTATCTGACTATCTTGTCTATTCTCAATGGCCATCACTGATCCTTACTTAGTCTGAATTTCAGCTCACGATTAAACTCAATAGCGAACCGTGACGTAGCCACTCCACGCAACGCTTTGCTCAAGCGTTGTGACACCATCGCGCTAGGCACGTCAATCGAGAATAGTTCCTTGATCTTCAATCTCCCCTTACCCACGCGCTGGAATACCCCCGTGTGCCCACTCTTCATAGTGGCAATGAACGGCCTTCCAGTAAGTCCTTTGCGCCCAGTCACTACCTTACGACCGCCCGCCCGCAACACTTTGACCGTTACCTGCCCACCCTTACCACCACGGCGAATCTTCAGTTGCTTGGCAGAGAATGAATACAGTGGTATGCGCTTTCCACTAGCAACGATACGCACTTCAAGTCTTGCCTTTGTAGCTGGCATGATGCGAATCTGTTCCTTCACATCAGCAGCAGGTAAGGCGTAGGTCAGACGGATTTTCGAAGAAACTTCACGACGTACAGTTACAGCAGTACGGTTCAACGCACGCGCAGCGGCAGGTGCGACAACCCTACTCGAGGCATCACTATACCTTGCTTTCACCTCGTTCAAGTTTGACGTAACACTAACCTTGAGCATAGCGTCCGTTCAATGCATCCCGTATCTCAGACACTAACACTATCAGCAATTCGATATCATCTATTTCGTAGATATCAGATAGGATGGGTATGTTCACTAGGTTGTACCCATCCATCAGACGCCACCAACGTTTCGCCTCCCGTAGATCCGCCGTTTCTTCTGGTTCATCTTCATTTATGAGCGCCCCAAGGCCAACGACTACGAGTTGACCTGCTCGGCGCTGGCAGATTTCCCATTCGAGACGCTCGCGCGCTTTTTTACTTCCTGTGCTATCACCTCCTTGCGTTCGTCGTACTTTTTAAGCACGTCGATAATCAGCACGTCCAGCCAATCAAGCCTGACATCCAGGAGAGCGGCAGCACATTCACGCGTGAACTCGAGACGCTCTTCGGCATTCTCGTACTCTGGGAGAAGATCAATGACCTTAACATTCTCCCACCCCGTAAGCCCACGTACAACAGACTCACGACCCACACCAGACGCACTCGCTTGCGCTGTATTTGCGTAACGCCTGAACTCACCTTCAGTTGGCGCAACCCACAGAAACCGCGCACTGCCGATAACCGTAGTACCGGAACGAACTGTCTCGTGCCGCTTCCTGATGTCAGTGAACTGCATAATCAGCTCGTATAGGTGATCGTGTCCGACACCAGCGAAAGCTGGAGACGGTAGATCAAAGAGTTGTTCTCGGGAACCGGCTCTTCGTTCAACCCCCAATACGCATTCCCGTACAACTTCGCACCGTTAGCAGTGATGATACGGAACGGCACCAGCGCAGCAGTCTGCGAAGCAGCACGTACCGTAGGCACCCACGACAACGCGGGATCCCAGAACGCAGTGAACTCAAGTGAGGCGGCTTCCGCCAAGCCCGGGCGGTTGATTCGCCGGGAATCGGTCATCTGTGTGATATCGTCTTGCTCGAAACCGCCACCCGACGAACTGAAATCGGGGCGAAGTTGCGTGATCGATACCCACGTCAACACTTCGCGAACAGTCCCGACACCTTCCGTGGCAGGAAAATCCGTCGTACTGGAAGTGTTCACCAATTCCAGTGTAACGTCGTTCGTTGCCACTGTCTTCACGCGTACCACCCGTCGTGCGAGACGGGTCCAGCCCGAAGTCAGGATTTCAATGATGTCGTTGACGACAACACCATGCGACGCCTCTAGAGTAGCAACTGCTTCCGTCGCGTTCGTCACAGCCGACATTACTTTCGTCGTACCGAACGTCGCAGCGATGGCGAGTTGTAGTCCTTGACTCTTATAGATACTCATGTGTGATGCTCCTTCCCTATGCTCCGACGATAGTATCCGCTTGAGACGTATGTAGTACCGCCTCAAACACCAGCGCGACAGAACCGCAAGGTGTCTCGAGATCAGCGCGCATTGTGATCTCGGAACCCAAGTATTGCAATTGAGTAGTGAACGCCCCCACTGTCAACGGCCCATCCAATACATCCTCCACTTCTTTAGCGATCTGATCCAACACGTCATCAAGGTTGAGCGCCACTTTGGCGAGCCCTTCCACACGTATGCTAATCGAACGTTGTTCGAAGTCACCGTCCAACGTCTCAACTTCATTCGCCTCGCTTGTGGCGTACACCAGCACGCAAGGTAGATTGTCATCATCAGCGGGGTATACACGCGACGGGTACACGCGCGCGCCTACGCTTGGCATTACAGCCGCTACCAACGCAGCCGTTACAGCAGTACGCAGTTGTTTTCGTACGTGGTCAGCCATTATGCTTTCTCCAAAATGAGATTGGTCCAACCAGTACCATCGGGCTCACTGAACATTATGGTGTAGTTCGCACCACCAACTACTAGCAATTTTCCTTTCGGTGCTGGCACATAACTCTCTGGCGTATAGAACACTGGTGTACGCCCACTGATAGGAACACTCCCACCCACTTCAGCAGTTAGGTATGCGTTTTCGAAGATGCCCTTGATTGGCGTAGAGGATGGTCCGAACAACGCAAGCGTAGCGTGTTCCTCTGTGTTAAGGAAGTCTTCGTTATTCTCGGTCATCGGCATTTTCGACAGCGCCCTAAAGGTTATCGGTGGGGGCCAGTGGCCCCCACCCACTACATCAGGTGTACTTCGGCAGGTACGCCACACTACCGGCAACGAACACCGGGCCGGTCACAATGGTACCGATACACCGCACAAAACCTAGCGTCGCCGAACGACGTACCGAACGCTTCTGCACTGTGTTCGCAGTAACCGCTGCGAACGCACCCTCGTTCGGTGTGACCGCCGCTGCGCCGGTACCACCGGCATCAGAGGCACTCTCAAGCGTCCACGCGATCGAGCCGGTAACGGCACCGGCATGAAGCGTAAACATGAGATCACCTTCAGCATCACGACAATCGATCCACGCACTGGTCGCCGCAGCCGTATTCGCTGCCGACGCAGGGTCAAGCAGTTTCTTCGTCAGCTGAGCTTGTAGTACAACGTCTACCATGCTGTCTCCTTTTCTGCGGCAACCAAGCCGCTGTTACTTAGAGTCCGCCTTTTGCGAACCCTTCATTTCGATGGCGGGAGCACGTACAGCGGGTTGTTCGACAACCGTCTCAAGATCATCGGTCGCCTTGTGCGCGGCGATCATTTCGAGAGCGAACGCGTATGGCACTTCAGCCACAACGCCAACAGCTAGCGGCTTCATGCCGAAGTAGAACGAACGAAGAACCTTGATCTTCCTAGTTGCAGGATTAGACGCCATTTGTTTCTCCTGTTGCCCGGATACCAAAAATGCTCCGGAATTTTCCATAGTGAGTGGCACAATTGCCTCCTTGCAAAAAACTCCCCCGAGCGCTGCAAGACACCCGGGGGAGACCCCGCACTACTCCTTAGGTAATGGTGGTCGCACGGCTGAACGCAACCGGATAGCGAACCCCGATATCAACGGTATACATGGCCCGGATGCCAATGATGCCTGCCGGGAAGTTGGCTTGCGGATTCACCGCGATCTCCAGTACGCCCCACTCGCCGATGATCAGCTGAGACCAATCACCGAACACCATCGTGGCGGCGGTAGGTTGGTTCGAACTCATCGCCGGGAATCCCGACATACTGCCATTCCAAATGTTGCCAACCCACAACGGCGTATCCGTGCTGCTGAACCGTGCACGTTGCATCATCAACGCAGCAACAGCCGGGGTGGTAACGTACCCACCCGCTGCCGGTTCCACGTTGCCAGTTGCTACATCGGTCTGGAACTCCAGAATACCAGCGTAGCCCAACGACGTTCCGGTCACCGCACCAATACCGGCGGTCGCCGAGATACCAGTCGGCTGACCGGCCGAGCCGGTACCTTCCAAACTCGCAAGGTCAACGGCGAGCCCCGTTACCTGTGCAAGATCAGACATTACGAGACCTTCCGCTTCCGGCGAGCTTTGCAGCAGCAAGAGACGGCTGATCTCGGTGTACGCACCGACAGTCTTCGGCGTAAGCGCCATCTGCGCGAACGTCTGCTGGCTCTCGGTGATCGCAGTGGCTTCAGTCGCAAGCCAGAACGCAGTTGCCGCAGCGGTCTGCTTCGGGATAGTTACATTCCCTTGCAATCCGGTGAGACGACGCGCGCCCATACGCATCACGACAGAACGGTTGCGCAGCATCTCAATGAAGCCGAGATTGGCAGTTTCAACCAAGAACCCGCCAGCCGTGGTAGTGGCTACCGTAAGATCACGCATCTGTGCACGCAGAATCGCCATGCGCATTGCGGTCTCGGAATCCAGATCACGTTCCTGCACTTCCATCGGCACGTAGAACTTCGTGGGATCGGCAATCTTGTTGAGCCGATTCGCCACTGCACGCGTGCAGTCCAGCTCGAAGCCAGCTTCTTTCCAATTGTTCTCGATCACCGCACGCATGGCACGCATCACGGAGAACCGCTGCGCTTCCTTACGCGACAGGCCAAGACGCCCCGGGGTATCCGGGTTGTTCTTTGCCCGACTCTCGGTAATCTTCATGATGTCTTCAGCGATGGCATCAAGAGACAGACCTGCACCGATCCAATATTCCCGGACCTTGTCCTCGATGTTGTTCGCTTTCGACAGGTTCTCAATCGCACGGCGTCGAGCAGCCTCCATCTCGATGGCGTTCGATTGCATGTTGCGCAGTTTCTCTTCTACATCCTTGCGCAATTGCTCTTCCTTACGGAGCTTTTCCTCCGCCTGTGCGCGCGCCTGTTGCTCGCGCTCCAGGTCTTCAGCGGTCGGGGCCGCCGATGCTCCCTTATCCATGGTGGTACCTTTCTGGCGGACGACCGCCGGTTGTTGAAGCATTACTACTTCGCAACGCGTTTTCACTTCCTCGGCTGCACCACGCGCACGCGCACCCGCATCGGCATCTGCGCCGACAGGAACAAAAGACACTTCGAACGGCACCCAATCAACCGCGCGCATAACGCGGTATCCGGTTTTCTTGTCGAAGCCCACCTCTTCGTACTTGAGGACCTCATACCCAATACTTACCGAGCGAAGGATTCCTTCCTTCACGTCCTGCACAAACGGCGCAACATCGGCGCGGCTTGAAAACCGCAACGTTGCCATGCCTTCATTTTTCTCTACCCACGCGCGCTCGACAACCCCAATCACATCATCGAGGCCCCCTCTCGCATGCGAGTTGAGCACAGGCGCACCGTTATTCAGACGTGATAGGTTGACTTTCGTGAGATCCAGCTCTTCGAGCCAGTACTCGTCCTCCCACCAATCGTAACGGCGCACCTGTGCACCAGCGCTCCACATAACATCGACTGTGCGCTGGTCAGAATTGAACGACTTAATAGGAGCCAAGCGCCTCAGCGCCGGTATCTCCAAAAAGCGCTCTTGCACTCGTGCGTTCATTTCGACCCTTTCAGTGAAATCACCTTGCGATCAGACCCGTCGTCTTTTGTGTCGTCCTCCTGTTTAAGCTTCCCACCCATTGGGGGCACGCTTGGTTGTGATGCTTTCGCTATCTCCGCCTCAAGCACGGCAGGCGAAGTTTCAAACGTGAGCTTGTACTTCTCTTCTAGATCGATTTCTTGACGACGCTCTTTGAATACGTCTTCAACATCTCTACCACTACCAGTCTCAGCGATGGCATTGGTAAGTGTATCAAGACCAGCTTTGATAGCTGCGATACGTGCGTTCACTTCTTTTTCCGGGTCAATCCAATTCCAGCCTCTCGGCTTATACCGTACCTTTTCAAATTTCGACGGATCGGCAGCGTATGACTCTATCGAAATTGTTTGTAACGCTCGAGAGAACACAGCCTGTTGCAACCAACGTTTATGCGTGCGGTAGCGCAGCTTCCGTATGAACCACATTTGGAGAGTGCGCCACATTTCACGATCATCCAACTGAGCCAACCGGCTAGATGAATAGTTAGACTGTGAAAAGTCACGTGACAAACTCTCATAACTTGTATTCGTTCCTGCCGCTGCCTCCCTGATCATCAACCTCATGAACGGATCTATCTGCGAGTTAGGGCGGTTAGGCATGTACGGGTTGAGTGTCTCACCCGGTCGCAGCCGCGGTACCAAGCCCGGTTCTAGCGCAATCTGAAAAGAACCATCTTCTTGTTCTTCACCTAACGATGGATCATCCGAACCGGGGTCTATTTCAGATTCGATGGTCGCCATGTACGAAGCGGCTCCACGTGCAGCCACCAACTCAGCTTCACCATATTCATCCAAATCGTTCAACTTCCGTAGCATCGCATGCATCCACGGGACGCCACGTGTTTGGGGCCAACGATCACCCACGTACATATGATTCAAGAACTCAGCGGATACGCGTTCAAGTTTCTCAGACGCGAACGGACGCAAGAATGAATAGTCTCCTGGATGTCCCTCACGGATGAGATAGGCCATAGGTCGTCCGAACTTATCTACTTCCACGCCCATGCGGATGACATTCCCGTACGCCGTGCGCTGTGTGGGCAGACTAGATTGGTACTCTTCAGCGAGCCGCTCTGGCTCAATGACTTCCAATGCGTAAGGTACCGGCGAACCACCGAACGCAATTGGGTACTCACGGATCAGTACTTCACCAGCTTCGAATATTTGGCCCATCAACATCCGCTCAATATCACCAAAATCAAGCACCCCTCCTGTATGGCAATACTCAGCGCAAGACCACTTCCTCCATAGTTCTTCTATCTCGTTGTTCACGCGGTCGTTGTACTTCACTGCGCCTGTATCGTCTTTTCGTGTAGTCTCAACTTGCGCCTGCATGCCTATGCCACTGCCGATCACGTTGTTCACAACGATCGCCTTGGCACGGCGCGCATACGCAGCGTCACGTACTAGCGCGCGGCTGCGCGCGCGTAGAGACGTCAAACTAGACAATATCTCTGCATCAGCGCTACTGTTAGACGTTACCCAACCGGCAGTGAGACGGTCGTTACGTGCGTTAGCGTACATACGAGTAGCAGAGTGAGACTGCACCTTGCTACGTCGCTTCTTCGGCGCGGGTGCCGCGGGTGCTGCTGGTCTAGCCTGCCGCTGCCGTCGCGGCTTCACTTCCGGCTTGATGCCTAGCAACTTACCCCAGAATCCGACTTTAGCTGACACGGCGGAAACTCCCTTTAAAGATACGAGGATTAGGTCTACCGGCTGCGATGGCAGCACGCGCCTTTTCGCCCTCCACCTGCGCACGGTACATCGTGAGCAAGTCCATCAATTCACTTGTATCTTCCTTCAACCACATACGACCCGCTACCGTGTAGCTCTTCACACCGTAGTTGAGCGCTTCAAGCGCTGCCTCGATACGATCAACCATCTTACGTGCGTGGCTACGGCTGTCATACCCCTGTGTTGCCTGTGCAGGGTCGGTAAGTACTTCGAGTTGTCCTTGACCAACCGATTGGCGTAACTGCCCAGAGCTCTGTTCAACCCAACGCGCCCACGTATAGTCACCCGGTGCCCACGTCGCTGTGACTGGTGCTGTCTCTTGTATGCGGTACTGCGTTGTCAAGTACGTGGTAGCAACGATGTCGACCGGCGCTTGTACCGGATCCGTGAATCGTGGGATCAAACGATACTTCAACGTCCAACCGTCAGTTGCTGGATACTCCGGTACTTCATCAACGAAATCTAAAGTATCACCGGCAATAAGCTCATCGATTTTCATTCTGGCTCCTCGCCGATACGCCAATGGTCATCGACCGCCGGGGTGTACCCGATACGAGTCTTGAACGGATTGAGATACAGCACCCCACCGAACAGAACGGTTGGTGTTCGCGCCGTGTATGTATGCACCACAACAGGCGCGAACACCCGTTGCCCGGTCACCACTGTAGGGACACGTGGTGTGTACGTATGCGTAACCACTACCGCCAACACCTTCAACTGAACCTTCACCGCGGGGGTCTGCGTGTTGTAGGTATGTGACACCACTGGAGGTGTAACTTTCAGCGCAGCCAATATAGTCGGCGTGCGCATTGTGTAGGTATGGACTACCTGCGCCGGTCGCACGGTGGCGATCGCTTTAGGCGTGTGCATCGTATACGAATGAGTCACCTGTGCAGGCTGCACCTTCACATTCGCTTTCGGCGTACGCGGTACATACGCATGCGAAACCACCGGAACACCAATGGCACCACCCGCTGCGGTATTCGGGGTACGAGGAACGTAGGTATGAGTTACTTGCGCAGGTTGCACTCGAGAATTCACTTTCGGTGTGATAGCTGTGTACGAATGTGTCACTTGCGCAGGCTTAACCGTATAGCTCGCTTTTGGGGTACGAGGAACATACGAATGTGTCACCTGCGCCGGTTGCACCTTCACGTTCGCCTTCGGTGTCTGTGGGCTATACGTATGTGAACGAACAGGCACAGGAACAACAGTGCCAGCCGTGACATTCGGCGTATGCATCGTGTACGAATGGGTTACTTGCGCAGGCTGTACCCGTGAATTCACTTTCGGTGTCTGCCCGGTGTACAAATGAGTTAGTAAAGGCACAGAAACAGTTGTCCCAGCGCCAGAAGGGTACAGAACAATAGATAGTGACGTACGTTCACGTCGCGTCCAATTTTTCTTCTGTAGACCTTGGCGAGCCATCTACTTACCCACCGATCTCACGAAGCGTTACTACTCCACAAACGTTGCGTGCAGAACCCGGTGCAACTGGTAGATTAATAGCAAGACGATCACCCGGAGAAATGTATATACCACATTCATCTCCTGGTTTCACCCACTGAAATCCAGACAACCAATTGAACCCATAACTACCCAACGTCACAAGAGTACCTGAACCTGCAACCATTGCCGTGGTGTTATTCCTCTCGACTGTTCCACCGAACGCAGGATCCCCCTTCGACATCGGCGCAGGTGTAACAGTCGACCCTCCGCTACCACTAGTGACTGAACCTTCACCCCTGATAAGAACAACCCTACCTTGCTCACTCGTTTCACTATCACGATCGGAAATGTCGATCGCAACGATCTCCACCGCCGAGTCGCTGGGGGCAAGGATCTCAAACATATCTTGAACCGCGCTCACAGCGATATTGTCGAATGTTGCATTGTAGACACGGCTCATAGTTATATCCTCAGTAAACCGCCCCGACGTGGGACCGTATAGTTTATCGAACCAGAATCGTGGAACTGCGAAATCCTCACACACGCAGTAACAATTCGCGTCGTCGTCGCGCTGAACGCGCCACTATCGTTGTTACGAGTTCCCTGCTGCAGCGTCGTGCCACCAGAATGGTATTTCCGAAAATTTGCGTCAGGCACATCAAAATACGACATATAAACTATTCCAGTGCTATTCGCTTTTATTGAAAGGCAGTAGTCAGTATTCGCCGCGAGCGTAATCTCAGTCGCGAGCGTGATTGGCTGCTGACGGTTGAACTGTGACGCGTTGCCCTGCTCTCCAAGCATCGAGCGCGTCACCATCACCGACGGAGTGCCGAGCGGATCGGAATAGAGCTTGACGTCGAAGTCGGCTGCGGCAGTCCCAGGCTGAGCACCGGGCATGAGCGCGTCAATCTTCACCTCCCAAGGCACCTGAAAAATCAAACCAACTTCATCTGGATTAGTTGAGTTAGTCAATTGATGTGCGGCTGTAGCTGCGCTCGTCGGGAACGCCCCGTCGAAGAATGCTAGCGTCCCATCGTCGAATTCGATCACTACCTGCGGATCAAAGGCATCAGGATTCGTATTCCATGACCCGCCAACTTTTGAAACGCATCCCGGCGGTCCCCGCCATTGGGTCGTATCGTACGGACCTGTGAACGTAAGAGAATCGGCCCCGTTGCGTGTCGTGAAGTCAAACACGACCGCGATTAAATCACCGTGAGCGATAGACTTCGACCCTGAGCTCAACGCCTTCGTATTCCAAGTGTTCGCATTTATTGTATCGGTCCCTTGAACCAAGTCGCCTGAAACATCCTCGGTTTCGTCAGGACGAAACGGCGGACCCGTCCCTGTCGCAACATCTTGAACACTGACACGAACGGTCGACCCGGCAGTGGCGAACGTGCGTGCGCCCTGATACCACTTGATCTTTCCACCCGCACTACTCAACGTCTTAGCAGAAGTCGGTCGCCCATCGATGAAGACACGACCGATCATTGCGAACTTCTCGCCGGTTAAATCAATAACCGCTGTAACGATCCCGAACCCTTGAAAATACCCGGTGGAGTTACCACCAGTAATCAGATCAGAGAATGGCGACAGAAAAGCCGGGAACCACAACCCCTGCCCCGCAACGGCGGTGAGTGTCATAGTGTCACCGTGATACCGTTAAGTAGATTAGTCCGAACCTGCCCTAGCGTCTTCCCAATCTTATGCGCGCGAAGGGCAAGGCGAACGAAGATTTCTATTTCCTCGTCTCGAACTACCGCATCCAGTTGATCGACATGCATCGCAATCTGTGCTTTCGGCACTCCGTTTAACGATACGTTTAACGTAACGTGTCCCTGCGACGCGCAAGCATGGTCGAACTGAATAAAGACCGTCGCCATAGGTATCAGTCCTTATGTGGTAGACCAAGTTGCAATACCAGACGCGTTGAATTGAATGGTCAGGTCACCACTGACGTTTCCAACATCACCATCAGCGGTAATCACACTGTACAACCGCGAAGTACCCGCCGTGCCTGTTGATTTGTAAAGAACGAACTTCCTACCGTTGCTGAACCCTGCACCGTTCTGTGTCCACACTACATCGGCCGCATCAAACGTAACTGTGTTCGTTGATCTGCTCACCGTCACGGAAGCTAGAGTGGCACCACCCGCCGTGTAGCCAGTACCCGTAACCTCGTTCGTCATGTCATCGAAGAAGTCATGCGTATCTTGGTTCGGCGAATACGTATTAGTTGCACCTGCCAACTTCATCGTATCTGTATCGAGATCAAACACACTGTTAGCCAAGCCGTTCCACTGGCCAAGGAGGGACGAGTAGTACATCAGGTGTGTAACGCCGAATGCGAGCCGTCGCTCCCAATAAATGCAAAGCGGAAGCAGAAGAGAAAGAAGCAATTTCTTGAAGAAGGTCATATCGAATTCCCCCTGATGTGTGCCGTCAAGCCTTGGCCGTTTCAATTGGTGCGTAGGTCTCGGCGAATACGACTGCATCGGCAGACCACATACGACCCTTATTGTCCGCGAGGATCCAGTCACCGAAGCACAACGCGATTTTCATTTTCGGATTCACCTCAAGAAGACCCTTGAACTCACGACGCTCAATCGGGTATCGCACCACCATCGGGTGATCACCATCCTTCTTCCAGTGCACGGCTTTGACCGGCATGCCGTCGCTAATCCTACGATGCGTCGCGCCGTCAAACAGCGCAGGAGGTTCATTCAGGACTAACGTCCCTACATCGCCCTTTGTGACTACTACTTTCTCACCCATGTCAAGTTTCCCTTATTGACGAGTTGAATGTGCTTTGTGCCCGATCTGCAACGTCGGCACCCGTACGATGATCTTCTTGATTGCAACGAACCTGAAACTATTGGTGGATGAGATAGCCCGCGCCTCATGTTCAGACTGGTCGAACTTGTTCAGACCCTCACGCGACTCAATACGGTACTCGGGTATCTCAGAACCTTCTTTGATCTGTTCAAACAGGTCACTCGCAGCGTAGTACATCTTCCCTCTTCCTGTCTCATCGTCTTCCACGTGGACTACCGTACACAGATTGAACAGCGCCTGCACCTGTGCACGGCAATCACGTAGTGTCTCAAACAAGATACGGAAGCAACCGATCTTGTCGGAATCGGGAAAATGGATCTGATGTTCAAGCACTGTTATCTCCTTCGCATCCAGCCGCTACCGTTACCGCGCATCCAACCATTGGTACGAACGAACCCACCATGGACGCGCTTGACAGGCTTTGCTTGCTGTTGCTCAACTACTGCGGGGGGTTGAACGGTTCCCGTGGGAACCGCTGGGTCTCGATCTTCTTGTGAAAAATCCTGCGTCAGTGCGATTTCCGGGGGCACTGACGCAGGAAGACCACCAACTTCTGTAGGAGGAACATGCTCATGAACGTGTGCTACTTCATTCACCACCTCCTTCTGAGTGGCTTCGATTTGCTTGGCCCGCTTCTTGGCGAGCCGACCCCAATTCAGTTTCCCAAAGCTGCACAGTGCAGCAAACGCATACACACGGCAGTCAAGCGGTTCATTGCGGAAACCCGGGCGCAGCTTGTAGTAGCGCACCGGCAAACCCTTTACGTTCTTTGTGTGCACCGATTCAGACGTCAACCCGGTGTACCACCACTCCTCACGTCCACCCGGTATATGGCAGTACCCCGGCTTCTGTGGGCTACCTACTTTCAGATGCGCAAAGATCGTATCCTTGGCTGCATCTACGCCTATGATGTACACACGCGCACCACCCTTACCGCGAGACGCTACCCGGGGCCATACGATCCGCCCCATACCATCTTTTCCTTTGATCGCATATACACGGCGCTTGAACCGTGCCGAGCAGAAACGATACACCTGTTGTGTGAAATGACCACCTGAATCTACGCACGTTGCAGATGGACGAATGCTCAGCAGCCACCTATCAACATCCGCCCATATGTCGGGTGAACCCGGATCCCCGTGGAACACTCGGTACTCGAGAGACCACGATACCTCACCGTGCCCCCACCCTACGTGCTCAGCTTCAATTCGGTCCCCTTGCACGTCAAGACCAGCGGTTGTGAAGTAGACACCTTCGGGTATGGTTCCAGCCCATGAAGAGTCACGCCTCTCCTTGATCTTCTCGTCACTGACGTGTTCACCATCATCGTCGTAGTTATCGCCGATTTCGGTGTTGATAAACACTCGTATCTGTTCTTGGTCACCGCTGTCCCTAGCATCGAACCATTCCGCTACCAGCTTCGACATCGTTTGCCACATGATCATCAGGCCCCACACTTGGAAGCCTGCGGTACCGCGGAACCGTTTGGTTGCCTTCCAATATCCTTTCAGCAGCGCAGCCATGCGTTCGCTGTCATCCCACGGTTGCTCACACTGCGTACAGTAGAACCGCGCACTGTCCGGGTCGTCGCCATCCCAGCGCACCCGGCTTGTTACCTTGGGGTCGTTCGACAATGGGTTCCAGTGCAACACCTGCTCGTACTTGCAGTGTGGGCACGGCACTAGGAAGAAACGCCTGTCACTGGCGTCAAACGCTTGATCGATGCGGCTGTTGGTACGAGTGCGACTGCTGGTCAACAGCCGCTTACGGTTCCAGAACGCCTTGGTACGTTTGAACGCTAGGTTGACAGGATCACCCTCGGTACCTGCGCTGCTATCGTACCTATCCACCTCATCACACATCACCACGCGTATCGGACGTGAGGCAAGCGAAGCCGGTGAGTTAGCACCTGCCATCGTAAGGTGCCCACCCGGGAATTGCTTGTGGAGGATAGTGTTGCCGCTATCTCTACTACGCGGGCTTTCGATCAGGTCGTGTATGCAAGGCGTATCACGCACCATAGGCGCGAAGCGATCCTTGCTGAACGCCTCCGCTATCATCAGTGTGGGCTGCACCAGAAGAATCGGACACGGATCGTGCTGCATGTAGTAGCCACACGTATTGAGGAGCCATTCGGTCTTGCCGAATTGGCTACAACCCGCTACCACTACGCCTTCTACCTGCGCATCGCATGAGACATCCATGATCTCACGCAAGTACGGCACACGTTCTGTGTACCACTTGCCCGGGCTGCTAGAAGACTCAGACGAAAGAACACGTTCCTTATCCGACCACTGTGATATGGTCAGATCTGGCGGAGGCCAGATGGCGTTCGCAATCTGCCTACGCCATTTGCCTAAGTGCTCTTTCGATAGCATCTTCTGTCACGTTGAACAAGACATCCTTAATCGCCTTACTCACCACTTGTTTAGCGAGTTCAGGATTCTTTGGATTAGCTTGTTGCGCGCACCCCGCTGGGACCGCCAACAGCGCAGTCTTGATGCCAAGGATGAGGTCGCAGAAGGCTTTAACCGTTCTATCGCCATCGAGCAACTTACCGCTCTCAATGTCGATGATCTGTTGAAGCCGTGTTGCACGTGTACGACTCTCCAGTTCACGGGCTTCCGTATAGCCACCCGACTTGCCGAGTTGGCCACGCGCTTGCTGAATCGCATCCTTCTCCTTTGCGGCCGGACGTTTGCGTGCTTGCGGCATTACCGCAGCTCCCGACGTCTGCTTATAGCCTGCATGACTTGGAGAATGATATCGGGTAGCCCATCACGAGCGTACCGGACACGAATGGAATGTTGGACACGAGCACGGGTGGTGTAGGAAGGTTCCGCCCGGAACTGCTCTGCTAGGTTGCTACCTGTTATTTGCTCGACGTTTTTCTCGCCGATCCCCGCTGCCCCTTGCACCCCTGTCTCCCCTAAGTTATTGAATTGCCTAGCAAGCCGGGCCTATAGACCTCGCTGTGGCTAGGTGAATTTTGCGATGCTACCGCC